AGGTTATAAGACGCACGGGGTTACTTTTTCATCACGTAGTCCCGTACCTCTTGGATCCGGCGTAACCATCCATTTAGGAACTTTGCCTGAGATGGATTTTTTGAAACGATGGCCTGATAGTATGCGGCGCGTCTATCACAAAGCTTTGAACAGACGTCTGCTTCATCTCTTGATTTCAACGCAGTGATTGCGACGTTTCCAATCTTTCCGTCCTGAGTTACACCAAGAACTTCCTGAAGAAACTGCGACGCGCGACCAACGCCAATGTTTACACACCCATCAAAGTGTAAGATCGCAAGCTTTGACATGCCGATCTGGTCAATGGCGTTGCAACCACTTGGCAACCAATACTTGTAGAAATACACATCTTGGGCTTGAGTGTACGTAAGATTAGTCACATCAATTGCTGGATTGGCGTTCTTTGCGACACCGAACTTGGTCTCACCGCCATTATCGCCTGGTGTGTTTGTATAACCAACCTTCTTTCGTTGCGCAGCCGTTGCAATCAACCCAGCCGCTGTTTCAGGATCAACTGGGTTGAAATTTGGGCCTACTTCATACAACATTGCGTGGGCTAGGGCTTTCAAGAAAGTATCAGAGTACCCCATAAACATCTCCATCGTAAAGAGATATTTATGGGGTACGTATCAAATCTTGTTAACACCAATGGGCCACAGAAAAGACACAGGGGCCCTTTAAGGCCCCCTGTGTTAGTTCATACGCCCGCCTTTTTCTGAGGGCACCGGTGTCGCCTCGTGTCGCCGAGGCGGTGTCGGCTATGCGGTGCTTAGTTCAGAATATCACCCACTGTTGAACCCGAAATATGTCTCCATAGATCATTTGGGCTGATCAACACGCCTCGTGAAATTTCTTTTCCATGTAGCTGACCTGGGCCAATTGCATGAATGACCGCTTGTGTACGTTCAAGAGATGGATAAACAAAGATGCCCTGAGGATTGTAATCGATAACTCTGACCTTTTCAGTAATCAGCTTTGAGTCGCTTGGTGAAAACACGAACACATCATGCTCAAATGCACCAGCGGCAGTGACAGGTACCATGTCAACGGTGTATGTTTCTCTGTCAACCATCATGATTGTCCAAGAGGCTGGCACCTCAATCTCATCAATCCCAACAAGAAGCTTCATTGTTGGGCCGACAAACTCCTCAAGGTAACCAACTTCCTGTAGGAAAAAATCCATTTCTTTGGCATTGAAGAACCAATGATTCCGCAAAACTAATGGGGTAGTGATGGAATCTATGACGTAAGGGTGATTTGCTTCACTGAGGGTAATCATTATTCTTCCTGATCTGGCCAAGTATTGTTTTGTGGTTCAATGAGATTAAAGCTAAGGAACGTAATTCCCGTCATTACCTTGACTTCACCTTCTTGTTTACTGCCAGTTGCTGTGAATATACTTCCAATAGATTCTGGCCGAACCAGATAATTCGCTATCAATGACTCGGCAAAAAGACCTGCTGGCGTTCTCAAGAGCTCAACGTCCCCGGTAACACGACCATCAGGATGAAGTTCAAGATTTGTTACGCGGTGAGAGATGTTAGACATATCCAATATGCCGTTATAGGACGGACCTACCTGTCCAAAGAACTCAGACCTCTTGCTAAGCGCCTTTTCAACTTCAGCCCTTGGATAAAGATGACCTGTTTTTGATAGCTTATCCGCGTACATTAGTGTTTTCTTCACGGTTTCACCTTTACGGTCTTTAGAACAGGGTAGCCTGCCTCCTGGTAATAACGCTTTCTCTCTCTGGCATGCTTCTTCCCCCATTTGAGAGATGAGTGCACATCACACACGTGAACCTCCTCTTTGTCATGCCCCTTTCTGAGGCCGCGCCCAATTGACTGAATTGCTTTCACGAAGGACTTACCTGCGTCAATTAGCATTAGATTGAACACTCGGTCAATTGAGATACCGGTTGAGGCAATGCCAGATGTTGCAATGACAATCAGATCATCTCGCGATTCGAAGGTGCTGTACCACTCAGCGCGCACATCAGATTCTGTTTCCCCATATAGGAACACCGAATCCTTAATCAGTTCTTGCAACTGTCTTCCCTGCTTCACTGAGTGCACTAGCACTAGGGTGTTCCCGTATTGAGCAGCCTTTGCAATAATCAGATCGGCGATCAAATCAAGACGGTCAGTAGACCGTGACACGAAGGACTTCTCTGATCCATAATCAGGGAAGTCCTCATCTACATTCTCCTGAATCTGAATGGGCTCAATTTCAAGCTTTGCTAGGTACCCAAGGTCAATAAGTTCACGAGCTGAAATTGAGAATAGAACCTCTCCAATTGACCCCCTGAGTGTGTACTGATCGGTGAGAGGCTTTGGCATGGTGCCAGTGAAACCATACCGGTAGGCAATGTTCTTACCATGATTGGTGATCAAATCTCCAATGGTTTTGGCCGTTGCACCGTGAGCCTCGTCAACGATTACCACATCAAACTCGGAAATCACATCCATTCTGTTCTGGAGTGATTGCCAAGTGGCAATCGTGTTCTGTGAAATTTCCTTGGATGCGCCAGTGTAAGTTGACACCTGAGTTTGTGTCAGCTTGAAAGTAGCTGCAGTCTGCTCAGCTAGATCAATGCTTGGCACAATTACCAGGGTGGTCATGCCAGACTTGTTGAACGCGTCACAGAGCGCGTTGATCATGATCGTTTTGCCAGCACCGGTGGCAGCGACAATGAACCCTGACCCATTTGTGATTGCAGCATTCACTGCTGAAACTTGATATGGCCGAAGCTTGATCTTAGGTGTCTCAATATGAGCGAACCAGCCCTCATTCACTTGAATGTTGATTGGTTTAACTGGGCGGCGCTCATCGTGAAAGTTCACTGTGTAACCCCAGTGATCCAAGTGATTCGCCATCTCAGGTAGCAGGCGTAGGAAAATCCTACCCTGCTTGTCAAAGAACCTGATCTTGCCGTCCCAGCGACCCAACTTTCTTGCTGGCATGAAGAATGAACCTTCAACCTCAATGCCGAACAGGTTCCACAACGACACGAAATCCTCTGGGCTTAACCCAGTTACCACTGCCCAAACCTCATCCTTTACCCAAACATCACAAACTTTCATTAGATCACCGCGTCTTCCATTTCAGCGACACGCATGCGCGTCACGTAATTCATCGACCATGCCAGCTGTTTGATTGCCTCTACGATCTCTTCGAGCGAGTTCTTTCTGAACTCAACTTCAACGATCAGCTGATTGATTTCAACGATCTGCGGTTCACCCTGTGATAGGACAGTTTGCTCCTTAACACTCAAGGCGCGCGGTGTATTCAAGTAGTTCTTCAACACAATGGCCTCACGCTTTGCCTTGATATTTCGCAACCAACTGAGTACGGAATTCGCCTCAACTGCACGTTGAGAGTAGTACACTTGGTGATGCGGCAGATCACGCAGAATCAGCTCAATCCGCTTGCCTTCAATGTTAAAAATTGGCTCTGAATTGTTGATGTCTTTGATCCAATCAACGATGTAGTTCATAATTTCGGCTGACATCTCTTCGAAATTAGAACTGAGCGCAAATAAGTTCAGTTTTCTTGACATATGGAAAATGGGTGTTGTTACAAACCAAATTGTAACAACACCCATTACGTTAGCACTTGAGTGCTGGGTTACTCAGCCGTTTCTGCTTCTTCGTGCAGAACTTCCTCTGATTGCAGCAACTGTGCCAGATCACGTTCCTCTTCTGCAATGAGCGGGTGAGTCATGATCTTCCTGAACAACTCGTCATCGAGGTTCTTTGACTGGAAGCTGATTGGCTCCTGACCTGGCAGCTCGAATTTCTTCCAAGCACCGGCCGATTTCACAATCCCCATCTCTTCCATCATGTCTAGGAAGCCAGAGAACTTGTTCATGCCCTTGTCGTAAGGAACCTCAACTGTCACTTGAGTGCCAAGCTTAGCAAACCGTGACTTGTAGGTTTCTACTTTCATCTTCACACCCTTCACTTCACCTTCTTCTTTCAGGCGAGTGTTCGTGATCAGGAAGATCTGAGACGCAGAGTACTTGATTGCGTTGTTCACGATCCACATACCAAGACCATTCATCAGATCAGTGTTCGGGTAAACCTGGTGTGTGACAATGAACGCCATTGGCAGACGCTTAATGCGAGAAACAAGGGTCCGTAGCATGTGCTTAGCCTGCTTCGCGCGTTGACCTTGGTCGCCCTTCTGCTCACCCTTGTCAAAGTTCACATCTTCAGTGTCTGTCAACAGCATGTCAAGTGAGTCAAGCGCAATGATCACCTTTGGTGCGTCTGGGTTATCATACCCATATGCGCTCACATACTCGTTGATGAAATCAGAAACCACAGTCACAACGTGTGAGAATGTCGTCACACCAGCGTACTGGAAGTTTTCATCATCTGTCTTCATGCCGATCCGTGACATGAACCCAGAGTCAAGAGCGTGTTCAGAGTCGACAACAAACACAAAGGCGCCTTGGTCTTGTGCGTTCTTCAGGATGTTGCAGAGTAGGAACGACTTGCCTGAGCCAGAAGGACCAGCAAGACAGGTGATGCGGCCTTGTGGAATACCGTGCAAGAAAGAGCCAGAAACTGCCTTGTCAACCGCGTAATTCCCAGTGCTGTACCAGAACATCGGCGGGCCAAAGGACGTGGTCACGTCTTGAATTTTCTCAAGCTTCTTTCTAAAGTTCTTTAGGAAAGCTAGTGCCATTTGGTTACCTCATTTTTGAAGCCAAAAAAGGCCGGAGATTCTCCGGCCCACTAAGCAGATTACTCGGCCTGTTCTTGTGCACGACGAATGCGTTCGCGCAGTGCGTCAGACAGCGAGCTACCACCAGTTGCAGGAGCTGCAGGAGCTGCAGCTTGAACTGGCGCAGCCGCGGCCATTTGCGAAGCAGCAGGTGCAGGAGCAGGAGCAGCAGGAGCCGGTGCAGGAGCAGGACCACTCATCGAAGCCAGTGCAGCAGTCAACAGGGCGTCAATAGCAGCGCGATCTGTCTTCGGCGTACGCTTTTCAGACAGGTTGTTCAGCTTGATCTTTTCAATCACATCATCAGCGATGTCAGACGGACGACCTTGGAAGGTCGAAGTCGTGTAGCTATTTTGACCTTGACCAGTCTGAGTCTTCTCGAAGCGGAAGTTGTATCCACCCTTGAGCTCATATGGGTAACGGTCAAAGTCGTTGCGCTTGAATGCAGCTTCAATCTGCTTGAAGATTTGAGGGCCAAATTCAACAAGCTTCACCAGTTGTTCATGATCATGCTCAACTGGGCTTTCAACAACCAAACCTTGAGCGATGTAAGAACGCTTGCGATAGAAGCGCTTGCCGAGGTCTTCGTTGTAGTCAGGGCTCTTCTTGTCATAGAAGTGAGCTGACAGAGCGCAGATCGGGCATTCCTCGTCGTACATGCGCAGGCATGCGACAGTCTCACGCTTCCCGTTCACAACGAGTTCGTGGGTGTAGTTTTCGACTAGGAAGTCAAGGGGGTTGGATTCATCGCCATCACGAAGGAATCGGAAGATCGTCGTGCTGTCGACTGGGGCCTTCCAGAATGGAAAGAACTGCTTCCAGTGTGCATCAGGGTTTGAGTTGGAAGGCTTGTTCTTTGCGGCAAAGGCTGCTGCGAGGTCGGCAAGGGAACGTGACATATAAAAATCTCCAAAAGTAAAACATTGTGAAACGCGCCATAGGCATTACTATTTAGCGTTTCCGGCAGAAAGCTCAATTTTATGAGCATGGAGAAATTGTAACGAGGTGGGTTCTTTGCGATAACCCACCCTTGGGTTTCACGCCATAATTGAAGTGATGTAATCAGCTTCTGACGGTGCCACAACAGAACACATCATGAACTGCTTGAACAGTGCCAGCGGTGGAATCTTCCGCTCACGAGTGTTGTTCCGTCTCTCAATGATCTGCCAGCTCACCCAAAATTCAATGGCATGCACACTGAAACCAAACTGTCTAGCGACATTGATGGTTTTGCCTCTTGCCTTCTTGGAGCAATTCGTCATGTCAACAATCACGCATGTGTTGGATTTCAACATGTGATGAAGCCGCTCTTTGAATGCCTTTTCGAACTCGTTGCTGGTAGCGTACTGCCAGGCTTTGTCGTAAAGCACTTGCCTGGTCTCACCGTTGTACACCGGCGACGCCTTGTAGTACTCAATGATATAGTCATCACGTGAGTACACGGGCACCTCCGGTGAAAAGTGCTGTTTGATGAAAGTGGTCTTTCCAGATCCAGAGGGGCCGCACATCAAAATCACTTGCTTGACAGCAGGCCCAGGCATTGGCTTGATCGAGTATTTCTGCATCTCTTCGATCCAGACCTTGACTTTTTGGATCTTTTCAGCGTGATCATCACTGATCCGCCCGCAGCAATCAGCCAACAGTGAAGCCCAAAAGACATTCATTGACAAGCCAGCATCGGCCAACAGCTGATGCGCAGAGAGCATCAATCCATTCACCTTTTGCTTGTCCGTGAGACCATAAGGCAAATGGTTCTCCAAGACCCAGCGAATGGCTCTTGCTGTGGTAAGGCCAACATGCTGTTGGAGTGCAGCGCTGCCAACGTACTCATCCATGAACAGCACACCAGAAATCAGCTCGTGACCGGCATATCTGCGGTACTTGGTGCCATCTTCTCGAAACAGCACTTCCTGGGCGGCAGGTTTGCCAACATCATGGAACATGGCAATCAGCTTCACAACAAATCGCTCACGCTCAGTGAGTTCAAACGGAGACACATCCACTTGGTCAATGACCATTTGGGTATGAACAGCCACATTTGCCTCACGATGCCAAGGAGAGTCTTCAACAGTCTCTTCCATGGCTTTCCACAATTCACCGGCTTTGAACTCTGAGAAGAGCGCATCAAAAATTTCGCGCATAAAAAGGCCCTCTATTGAGGGCCTGATTATTCACTAAAGCGGATTAAAAAACGGCTTATTTCTGGGTTATGCTGAGTAGTTCTTTGTGGGAAGCCGGCACTTGACTTGCCATCCCGTGTTCATTCCATCCTTCGTACAGCGCTCCAAGACACCGTTCGGATCCTTCAGAACCAACCCTTCATCTTCAGGCTCGAGTTCCTCGAAGACCTCATCGAAGTAGTCGTAAATCAACTTTGCACGGGACACCCTGTCTGCCAGTCGATAAACGTCTCCAGTGTCCTTCCCAGGAAACCGGTGATCAAGCATCTTCTGCCGTTGTTCGAATGTGCTCCCAATCAATTGGAATGAATCACACACGATCTGATCAAAGATGTACAGCTCGTCCTTTGGGCCGCCCTTCACTTTCGAGTGCAAGAGTTCACAGACGTAAACATTCCAGCCAGGGCGCCCTTGAAAGAACTTGACGTGATCTTGTTTCGGCGACCACATCTTGTGGTCGCCGTTGTGCCGT